TCATCTTGTGTCGCTTGCGTTTTTTATGAAAAGAACCGGCGGAAAGATGAAGACAAGCAACGAAACATCCGATGTGAAGTGGTTTGATGTGAATGAAATTCCAAAGAAAATTGTGCCTTCGCATATTTTGATAATAAAAGACGCTTTAAAACTCTTGCGAACCAAGGAGGCAAAGGGAAATACCATGATTAAAAAACTCACAGGGTACGCAATTGGAAAAGCTGAAGCCTTAGATCGCCTGAAAGAATTTTCTGGCGATGCTGAAATAACAAAAATTGCTTACGGCGTCTATAAGACCAACATCTTTTTCACAACTCAGGAGGATAACCAAGGTTGGCGCGAAGGCAAATTAAGATTCGACAAAGACGGATGGCAGTTATTTTGGAAAGACAAAACGCTCATGCCAGAGTAAAACCGTCCTCACCAATAGCAAAGAACGGAGAGACACATGAACAACAATATGGCTGAAATGTATCGAGACTCGCAACGCAAACTCTACAACACCCTCTCGGCCGTGGAGTGGGTGAGTACACCAGACCAGCCGCGTGAGCCGGGGAATGAATGGTGTCCCTGGTGTGGAAATTATCGCGCCGACGGACACACGTTCGGCTGTCAGCGTCAGGAGGCGCTGGGAATTACCTACCGCATCCATACTCACCACCGCCACCTGACCGACACTGAAACATGAGACAAGATAGAAAGTCGAGATAATAATGTTGAATCCGCCCTTAGACAAAGATGCATTTGCCCTGCGCCCTGTGCGCATGCTGGTCAAGAAAAATGAGTTTCGTCATTACGAAGCCATCACTTTTCCCAATCCATTTGAGACCTGTTCGATGTATTTGCGTCGCTGCGATCTAAAAGATGATGGCTCAAACCTGCTAATAGATATTCTTGATAAAAACGGCAACATCATCCAAGAATATCCGATCACCCGCAAAGGCTTCAATTATTTGCGTCGCTCTCTCAAGTTCAAAGTTGAGTGTACACCATGAACAATCTAACCGCACAACAAGTAGCACTGTTATCCGCGATCAAGCAGGCGCCAGCCTCAATATTGCTGGCGCTATGGATGAACGGAGAGCCAATGGGCTCAAACGATCTGGTCACAACCACCGGCTGGAGCAAGAACCAAGTAACAGCCGGCTTGAAAAAACTGGCCGCTCTCGACTTAGTGCAACAGCACAACCGTTACAGCGGCTGGCAACTGACCGGTAAGGTCAGACAATTAACCTTCGGGAGTCCCTCCACAGACGACTCCCGTGCTACTACTACTACTGCTTTAAATAGGAAGAGACAATATGAACAAGCGGGAATGGCAGCAGAAGTAGCATTAACGCGTGTCGGGAGTCCCTCCACAGACGACTCCCGTGCATTGCCAGAGATTGACACGCACACACTCGACAATCTCAACGCGCTCAGACAGTACGGCGTGGGCAAAAACCAGACCACAACCACACTGGCCGCCGACGAGAACATCACCCCACAATACATCCATGCTCACGCCTCCCGGCTCCGAGCAGAGCAACGACTCTCGCCGGCATTACTGATCACCGTCCTCCAGTGCGACGACCCGCTGCCAGAAGCCCAAAGCGACGAGCCAAGCCGACGCCAGAAGTACGCCGAGTGGAATAGAAAATGAAGAAATATAAACTCACTTGCATCCCCCCGGCCGGCTCGATCCCGCCGGCCAACCGACAGCCTCGACAACGGCCAGTGGTTTCGCCCAGAGAGAGGTCAGGAACAACGTTGCACATCATTCCACCTGATTTGCGGAGTCAGAACCAGAGGCTATCCTACCAGCGCATGTTACGCGCACTGGCAGACAGGCTGAGCACCCTGATCGAGACCGCTACCGAGACAGAAGAAGTTGAGCTCTGGCAAAAGCAGTTAGCCAGACTAAGAGGATTTACAGATGAGGAAAACCGATAATATAATGTGTGAAACCTGGATGATATTGGCTGAGCGCGAGGCCGGGGATGTAAAGGCAGCCGTCGGCTTTTTCATCGGACTGGCTATCGGAAGCGGCGTGATGTGTCTGGTACTGTACGCCATTACACACGCCTGGCCCGGATGGTAATCAGTAACCATTCCCCTTTCCAAGGATAATCGCTGAAGAGTTTACCCCCATATCTAGCCCATGCCCCCCATAGACCCCCATATACCCCACATATGGGGGTTTTTTTATCCCAAAATCTTGACAAACTTTACCCAATTAGTTAGAATAACGCTATTATTCGTTCCACGTTTCGAAAGGTTGACAATGCTCGATAACTTCTCACTCAACATTCCAACTCTGATTGTCCTGATCTTCGGTGTCGTGGAGTTTATAAAGTCGTTGGGGGTAAGCGGTAACAAACTCCGCGTTGTCTCTCTCGCAGTAGGTTTTTCCCTCGCCTTCTCTTTCCAACTCCAGAACATTTTCCCTGAAGCCGCCCAGTATATCGAGGTCGGCTTCTTTGCTGTTGCGGGCGGCCTGACCGCCTCTGGCTTGTATTCGTTCGCGGCTAAGCGCTGGCCGCCTGGGGTAGGGTAGATAATGTGCCCCGCAAACGCGGCGCTCAACCCTCTAATCTCAACGCACTCAAGCACGGCTTCTACTCGCGTCAGTTCAAGCCAGATGAGCGCGACGATCTGGAAACTATGCTCGCCGATGGGCTCACAGACGAGATCGCTATGCTGCGCGTTATTATCCGACGCGTTATGGAGCTGGCGGATGGGGTGGAGATGACGCAGGCGATTAACTTGCTCGGCGCACTCGGTATGGCCAGTACCCGCCTGGCCGGCTTGCTGCGTACCCAGCGGCTGCTGACCGGCGATAGCAATACCACAGCCCAGGCGATCTCTGACGCGCTGGCCGATATCGTCAAGGATCTCAAACTCTGATGCGCAGAATATCCCCCACCGATCCCTCTACTTGCCCGGTTATCCTGGATGCTCAGTCTGCCCTCGATCACGCACATAACTTCAACGCCGCAATCCGCAAACTCACCCGCTCGATCAAACTATGCTTCTCATGCGATCTCGCCGACGGTTGTCTCAATATCCGCGAGATCTCTCGCCAAATTGACCTGGCTATCCTGGAAGTTAATCAGGAATGGAAACTCTGATGACCGATGACCAAGTTGCCCTGATCGCCGAGAGGTTCTCGCACGCGGTTGACCTGCTCAAAGCCGATACCAGCGAGCAGAGAGAGCAGATTGCTCAACTCAGAGTAACCTGCGCCGATTTCGAAACACGTATCCGCTCCCTCTCCGAAGCCGCCACACAGTTTCGTTTTGTCGTCTCTCTCTCCATCGGAGGGGGACTGCTCTCCATCATCGCACTCGTCCGAGCGATTTGGGGGACTCCATGAATGAACTTAACCAACTTAATCAAACAATTGCTCCGCGACATCGTTCTTTTTTCACAGCACGCCAGCAAACTGAAACTGCGTTCCTATCAAATCACCCCGGCCCGCGCCATCGTGGACTCTGTCATCCACAAGCGCGGCTTTTCGTTCGTGATCGTTTTTCCCAGGCAGTCCGGGAAGAATGAATTGCAGGCTCAGATCGAGACTTACTTGCTAACCCTCTATTCCACCCTCGACGGAGAGATCGTCAAGGTTTCGCCAACCTGGAAACCGCAATCCCTGAACGCCATGCGCCGACTGGAGCGTGTCCTCAAGCGCAACTTGCTGACCCATGACCGTTGGAAACGCGAAAGCGGTTATATCTTCAAAGTCGGCAACGCTCGCTGTACTTTCCTCAGCGGCGATCCCCACGCTAATATCGTCGGCGCCACTGCCAGCGTCTTGCTCGAAGTGGATGAGGCTCAGGATGTCACGGCCACGAAGTATGATAAGGACGTGGCGCCGATGGGGGCTTCGACCAACGTTACCCGCGTGTTCTGGGGCACCTCCTGGACCTCCAAGACCCTGCTGGCTCGCGAACTTCGCCTTGCCCAAGCTGCCCAGACCGCGGACGACGCCTATCCCCGCACTTTTGTCCTCACCGCCGACGACGTGGCTCGCGAGGTGCCGGCCTATGGCAAGTACGTCGCCGAACAGGTCACCCGCTTCGGCCGTAACCATCCCCTGATCCGCACGCAGTATTTCTCGGAAGAGATCGATGCCGAGGGCGGACTCTTTACCGCCGCCCGCCGCGCTCTCATGCACGGCAATCACCCCCGCACGCACAGCCCAGCGCCTGGTCAGACCTACGCCTTCCTCCTGGATGTCGGAGGCGAGGAGGAGGAGACTCCCGACCTCGTAGGTGATGAAATTGGCCAGCAAAGGAAACGGGACTCCAGTGCCTTAACCATAATTTCCGTAGACTTGAATTCCCTTTCCACTGACCGCCTGCCTACTTACCGCGTGATAGATCGTAAGGAGTGGATTGGGATTAAGCACTCATGGATCTATTCTCAGTTGTCGGCGTTGGTTGATCTGTGGCAGCCGCGTTATATTATTCCGGATGCTACGGGTGTGGGAGCCGGGTTGTGTTCCTTTCTCGATAAGGCTTTCCCCGGCCGCGTCTTGCCGTTCGTGTTCAGTGGTAAATCTAAGTCGGAGTTGGGTTGGAAGTTTGTTGCGATCATCGAGACTGGGAGGTTCAAGGACTACGTGGATCCAGACCCCGAGCGCCTCACGTTCGAACTGCAACTCGAAAACGTACAGTACCAGGCGAAAGAGAACCGCGCGCTGCGCTGGGCGGTGCCCAACGGCAGCCGTAATCCTATAACAGGTGAATTGATTTATGATGATTGGGTGCTATCTGCCGCGCTGTGCGCCGTCCTGGATGATGAGGAGTGGACGGTCGGCGCGCCGACTGCTATTATCCAGCGCATAGACCCACTGGCTGAGATGGACAAGGAAGGCTGGTAAATGTCCATCATAGACCGCCTGTTCAGCAAGACGATCGAGCGACGTGTGCAGTTGGCAGTCCGCGCCCTGGATGACTCTCGTGATCGGTTGCTTTCCAGTGGCGAACAGTATCCACGCGATCGGCGCGCCTATGACCGTAGAGATGTGCTCGAGAAGTCGTTGGATGCCTGGCGCGAGAATCCGCTGGCGCGTCGCATTACGTCGCTGACCACTCAGTACGTGGTGGGCACAGGTGTCGTGATCGAATGTCCCCACGCAGCCACGCATAGGTTCATCGGTCAGTTCTGGAATAATCGCCTGAATAAGATGCCTCAGCGTGTGCGTGATTGGTGTGATGAGCTGACACGCACAGGTGATCTCTTCATCATTCTTTCTACAGACGCAGCCGGTATGTCCTATGTGCGCGCTATCCCGTCCATCCAGGTAAAAGATATCGCCACCACCGATAACGACGTGGATCAGGAAGTGTCTTACGAGGTGTTGGAAAACGCCGAGACGTTGACAGAGACACGCACATACCTGGCATACAACCCCAACGCAGACCGCCCCAACGAGGATGGGTCCTTCAGTGCGGTTATCTTGCACTATGCCATCAACAGGCCGGTCGGCGCTAAGTTCGGCGAGCCTGATCTGGCGCCGATGTTGCGTTGGTTTAGTCGTTATTCGGCTTGGCTGGAGGATCGGGTGCGTCTCAATCGATTCCGCCAAGTGTTCAATTTTGTAGTCACCGGCAAATATCAGTCCAAGACCGAACGATTATCACGCCAGGCTGAACTAAACGCTAACCCTCCCTCGCCTGGGAGTATCTTAGTGTGTGACGAGTCGGAAGCCTGGGAGGTGATCCATCCCAAGCTGGACTCCTTCGAGGCGCTGCAAGACGGACTGGCTGTAAAGAAAGTCATCGCGGCCGGCTGTGGGATCCCGCTCCACTTCCTGGCCGAGCCCGAATCAGCCACCCGTACCACGGCAGAGGCGGCCGGCGGTCCGACTTATAGACACTTCGAGCAACGCCAGGATTTCTTTATGGAGCTGGTGCATGATCTTCTGGAGGTGGTGATAGCCCGCCGTAATCTTATAACAGCTAACCTCCCAACCCAACCCCAGCTGACGATCCACGCCGGCGATATCTCCGGACGCGATAACTCGGCTCTGGCCTCGGCCGCAGCCATCATCGTCGGCTCGTTCAATTATCTGTATCAAATCCAGGCGATCGATAAGGCTGAGCTGTTGCGTCTTGCGTACCGGTTTTGTGGCGAGACGGTCAACGTCGAGGATATGTTAGCCCGTGCTGAAAAAACAGCCCCTGTCTTAATCACACCCACTAAACCAATCATAACCACTCCCAGCGATCTACCCAAGGAAATGGAGGAAGCCCAATGAGTCAAGAGGAACAACGTCTACAGTTTAGCGCCGCAGCCAGTGTTACCCCAGCCGGCGTCTTCGAAATAGATGCGATGTCGGCCGGCGATGGCAATGGTTGGGTGTTCACGGAAGAGGTGTTGCAGGAGTCGCTGCCGCTCTGGGGAGGGGTGAGTTGTCTGGTGGATCATGGTTCGTTTTGGGAGGGGCGCACGGTGCGAGATTTCGGGGGTGTGCTGACTGATCCACGCTGGTCTGCCGATAACAAGTCTGTCCGCCTGACTCTCAAAACTATGCCGCCATCTGGCACGCTGATCGATGAGATCGGTCGCCAAATCCTGGCGCTGCCGGCCGCGCAACGCCCCAGGGTCGGCTTCTCAGCCGATGTCATGTTCACGGCCAAGGATAAGACCGCGCTGAGAATTTTGCGGGTCTTCGAGGTTTGTTTAGTCTATGATCCAGCGCGCGGTGGTCAGTTCATCCGCGCTCTAAATTCAGTCGGAAGTAGCACTTCCGCTCAAAGAGGAGTAACTATGTCCCCAAACATTTCCACCCCAGCGCCGAACGTCACAACCGGCGCAACTGTCCAGGCAGAAGCTGATCTCGAGGCCGTACGCACGTTGCTCAACGTGCAAAGGCAGCAGGAGGCTATCACTGCCGAAATCGAGAAGACGAAGGCCGTGCGTCAGCAGATGTGTCAATATCTGCTGGACTCTGGTCTGTCTTCCTCGAAACTGCCCACCCCTATGCAGGAAAACCTGAGAAAACAGTTTGCTAATCGTATCTTCGAGCCAACTGAACTGACCACGGCTATCGAGGAGGCGCGCAAGCTGGTTTCAGATCTCACAGGCGGGTTGGTTGTCCAGGGTCCCGCACGTG